CGGCTACACCTTAAATGCTAAGGCTTATATTTTGTTTAACGGTGCTGAAGTAGTTTTAGAGCAGGGCGATGAAATCAGAGTTCAATTAGAATCATCCGCAGCTATGTCAGTTATTGCTACGCTGACTGTAGCACCTGAATTATCAGTTAAGAAAAACAGTAACGGAGTCTAAAGATGCCTCTCAAATCAGGTTATTCAGATAAGACAGTAAGCGCCAACATCCGCAAACTGAAGAAAGAAAACTATCCACAAAAGCAGGCAGTCGCTATTGCTCTTAACAAGGCTGGTAAATCTAAGCCGATGATGAAGAAGACAGCAGGGAGAGGACGATGAAACAAGGACTCTACGCTAATATCCAAGCCAAGCGTAAGCGTATCGCTGAAGGCTCTGGCGAAAAGATGCGTAAGCCTGGCACCAAAGGCGCCCCTACTACCAAAGCATTTAAAGAAGCCAAGAAGACTGCGAAGAAATAATGGTCAAGAAGGTCTATCAAAACAAAGAAGGTGGCTTAAATGCCAAAGGTAGAGCCTATTTCAAGCGTACTGAAGGCTCTAATCTCAAGCCACCGGTATCCGCAAAACAGGCAGAAAAGTCGCCCAAGGCAGCAGCACGACGTAAGTCCTTCTGCAGTAGAATGGCAGGGGTTGAAGGACCTCTTAAAGATGAAAAAGGCCGACCAACACGGAAGGCGTTAGCACTACGCAAATGGGATTGTCGCTGAGTTAGCGCTTTCAACACTATTGGAATAGATAATGGCAACTACATACTTACAATTAGTCAACGATGTGTTGACAAGACTAAGAGAGCCTACGGTAGCGTCTGTAACTGAAAATGATTACAGTGCTCTGATTGGCAAGTTAGTCAACGATTCCAAGCGTGAAGTTGAAGATGCTTGGGACTGGGAAGCATTAGCAACTACTTACACTATCTCTACATCAAATGGTACGACTTCTTATGCTGTTACTGGTGCTGGAGATGCTTCTAGGATTCATCGTGTTTACAACACTACTAACCGTCTTTACCTAGAAGAAAGATCGCATGACTATTTTATTGAAAACATTGAATTAGCGGCCCAGACTCTATACGGAATACCTGCCTATTGGTCTACTGATGGCCTAGATGGCAGCGGTGATCTTAAAATTCAGATCTTTCCTGTACCAAACACAACCTATACCATTAAAGTTGATGCTTATACGCCAGAGGCAGAGTTAAGTGCTAACTCAAGTTCGACTAAGTTACCTAAAGTTCCTATTGTTGCACTTGCTTGGGCTAAGGCTATTGAAGAGCGTGGAGAAGACGGTGGTGTCAATGTTAGCAGTCAGTACGCTGTTGCTAAACAGGCACTAGCAGATCGGATTGCTGTTGAAGCAAACCGTAGACCTGATGAGTTCTCTTTCTATTCAATATAATGCCGAACAAACCACTACAATACGCAACCTTAACATCACCAGGCTTCTTTGGCTTAAACAGCCAAGACTCTGGTGTGAGCATGGATCAGTCCTTTGCTTTGACTGCCAATAACGCTATTATCGACAAATCAGGTCGTATAGCGGCTCGTAAAGGCTGGACATACCGTACCTCGTCTGGTGGCACATCATCGGCTCCAGAGGTTCTATTTGAGTTTAATAACGGGGATGCCACTTACACAATGATTGCCTGTGGTAACAATAAGTTATTCACAGGTGAGACTACGATGACAGAGAAGACTGTCCGTAACTCTACCAACTCTGGTGATGTGTCCTATACAATCTCAGATAATAACTGGCAGATCATTCAAGCACAGTATGAGGCAGGAACAACCAATTCTCCTCACGGTTATCTGGTACAAGCAGGACATCCTACGCTGATCTATCACAAGCTAGGCTCTACTGCTCACGCACATACTGGCGCTTTTGGGTTCCAGCGCCTTGGCGATATTGGTTCTGTGCCTACTGGATACACAGTTACTACCTTTACTCCTAACTGTGCCTTAGCTGCCTATGGTCGTACATGGTTTGCTGATATTGGCACAGATGATAACACAGTTTATTATTCTGTACTACTTGACGGAGACAACCTTTCTGGTGTAGGATCTGGTTATATTAACCTAGAACAAGTAGTCCCTGGTGGCGATAAGATTGTAGCATTGGCAGAGCACAACAACTTCCTGATTGTGTTCTGTGAGTATAACATTGTAATCTACTCTAACGCTAACGATATTGATAACCTGACTTTGTCAGATGTTATTGTTGGTGTTGGTTGTATTGCTCGTGATTCTGTGCAAAAGATTGGTACCGATATTCTGTTCTTGTCTAACTCAGGCATCCGCAGCATTGGCCGTACCATTCAAGAGAAGTCAGCGCCTGTGCGTGACATCAGTCGTAATGTTCGTGATCAGTTACTGGGCTATGTTGCCGGAGAAGACAAGAAGACTGTTCGCAGTGTCTATTCTGAGTCAGAGGCTTTCTATCTTTTGACTATGCCCACTAGCGGCTTTACATTCTGCTTTGACTTACGTCAGTTCTTACAGGATGGCTCCGCTAGAGCAACGATCTGGGATAGCATTTCTCCGTTGTCGTTGTACAATACGCATGATAACAGACTGTTGCTTGGTAAGACAAACGGGATTGCACTTTACAATGCTTACAACGATAACGCAACAACATATACTTTTTCTTATTATACTCCTTATCTTGATTTCGGCTCACCGTCCGTGATTAAGATGCTAAAGAAGATTGGTATCGTTACCATTGGCGCCAGTTCTACAACCTTTGATATTCGGTGGGCTTTTGATTACGCCACCAACTATAAGACTGCACGGGTAGTTACGCCTGCTGCAGATGTTTCAGAATATGGTATTGCCGAATACGGCATTGCTGAGTATTCTTCTTCGATTACGATTGAGAATCTGAAGAAGCAGTTGTCTGGTAACGGCAATGTGGTGCAAATCGGTCTTGATGCTGAAGTAGACGGGTATCCTGTCTCTGTTCAAAAACTTGATATTTATGCAGTAACTGGAAGGACAATATAATGAGTGATTACGTCAAAACGACTAACTTTACAGCGAAGGATACGCTGACTACTGGAGATCCTGCAAAGGTTGTCCGTGGTTCAGAGATTGACACTGAGTTTGCCAACATTGCAACTGCTGTTGCTACAAAGGCAGACAAGGCAAGTCCTACATTTACTGGCACTGTTACCGCTGGAACTGTATCGGCTGGCGCTGTGACTGTTACTAGCCTAACCAATAGCGGTGATTATACTGGAACTATCAGTGGAGGTACATACTAATGGCTACGAAGGCAGAAAAACAAGCCGCTAAAGAAGAGGCCAAAGCAGAAAAAGCCGCCGCTAAAGCAGAAGCTAAGGCAGAAAAGGCTGCTGTTAAGGCAGAACGGTCTGAACTTGCTCGTATTGCTGCTGCACAGAAGGCCGAGATTGTTGCGCTTAGGAGTGAAGGCGTAAAAGGTAAGGCATTATCAGCAGAAAAGAAAGCCAACACTGCTGAGTATAATAATGCTCAAGATATGTTTAGTGCTGCTGGTCGTCAGACACTGATGACTGCAGGACAACCTACATTCTTCTCCAATGCCGCTACCTATTCTGGTCAAACTGCCAATAATGTTAATCAAAGATTACAGACTGCGGCATCTAAGTATGACACACTAGGTATTACAGATCTGTCTATGGCTGGTAGAACCAAGGTTGGTCTTGGTCTAGACAAGATAGTCCAGTACGATCTTGGTAAGGCAGGCAATACTGCCACAACTACCATCCAGAGAGCAGAGAGATTTGTTGGTAAGGCATTTAGTCCTGAAGAGTTAAAAGCAGAAGGCATCAAGGTTAAAGAAGTTAAAGGTGTTCCTGGTCTGTTCCGATACAGGACTGGTGAGGAAGGAAACAGTATCTATACCTTCTTCCGTAAGGATGCCGAAGGCAACTTCGTAGGCACTGGTGTTAATAGAACCGCTACTCCGCAAGACGATGGTGGCTTTTTTGGTTCTGATTTAGGTCAGGCCTTAATGATTGCTGGTAGTATTGCTCTTTCGCTAACTCCTGGTGGTCAAGCATTTGCTGCAAGCATAGGAAGTGCTCTTAGTGGCGGTGCTTTAACTGGCTTGTCTGCACAAGCTCTCGGCAGCGCAGTTGTTCGCGGTGTCTCTACTGGCCTAATTACTGGTGATGTAGAGAAAGGCTTAATTGCTGGCGCTATATCTGGTGCTGGATCTGCACTAAACTTGTCCGGCGAACTAGGAAATGTTTTTGATTCTGTTGGCCTCGGTGATTACAAAGATGCTTTTGGTGTTATTGGTGGTCAAGCCAGCCAAGCATCAATGGCTGCTGCTGATGCTGTTAGTCAAGCCGCGCAAGGACTTGGAGCAGATCAGATTGCTTCTAATCTAGTTGCTGCTGGTATCGATCCTGCAATTGCTCAAAATGCAGCGTCTTTGGCACTACAGGGTGGAACAACAAGTGCTATTACATCTGCACTAAACAGTCAAGGTGCTGGTGGTGTTTCATTAGCAGATTTGGGTATTCAAGAGGCAGGAGAAGAAGCAGTAACTCCGGTTTCTAATATGCTGACTCAAGGAGAAGCTGCTAATTTAGGTATTATTGGTGGAACCGCTGCAGGAACTGCTGCAGGAGCCGCTGCAGGTTCTTCATTATTAAATTCTGTAGCACAAGGCGCTGGATCAACCTTGGGTAATATGTTTGGTCAAAGTTTATTTGGACAGGGTGGAACATTACAAAATCTTCTAAATGCTGGTATAGATTTTGCAACTGCATCTAAGATTGCTTCAGACTTAGAAGCAAGAGCAGGACAAATTCAACAAAAGGCAGAAGCCGCCGGAAGAGCAGCACAAGTTCCGTTTACTCCGTATACTGTTACAACAGGTATGGGAACAACTACGCTTGGTCCAACTGGCGCTACAATGACTGCTACGCCTGCCTACCAACAGTTGCAACAAACAGCCTTACAACAAGCTCAATCGGCAGTGTCGGCTATAAATCCTGCTCAAGCGGCGCAGACACTGTATGGACAAATAGAGGCATTAGCTGCTCCTGGTCGTATTCGCGAGCAAGAGACTTTATTGTCTAATTTGCAACGCCGTGGTCTAAGCGGCTTTGGTCAGAATCTACCCACTGTTGGTGGCGGTGTTGCTGGTGTTAATCCTTATTTAGAATCCTTGCTGTCTGCACAAGAGACTGCTCGTGCTCGTCAAGCACTAGAATCACAACAGTTTGGTACTCAAGAGGCAACAAGACAACAACAACTTGCTGCTGGTCTTCAGACGCAGGCCCAAAATGTTGATATTCAACAACTTAATCAACTGGCACGTGCTCAAGGCCTTTCTCAAGATCAAATTAACCTTGCTCTTAAAAATGCAGAAGCTCAGAGATTATCATCTTTATTTGGTCTCCAGCAGGCAGCTCCATTGTATTTAAATGCCGCTTCAGTACAAGCTGGACAAACATCTGGTCTTGGAACACAGGCTCAAAACTTATTTGGAAATTTATTTACACAGCAAGTACCGTCAATTTATAATAATCCTAATTATGTTGGTGGGGAAGGTACTGGATACATTTTTGGTAATCAAGACTACGGACAATATTTCTAAGAGGTAATTATGGCAGATCAAAGCGTAGTTCAATCATTATTTGGATTTACTCCAGAGGTTGCTCAACAACAGATGTATGCTGCTGGTGAAAGACGAGCAATGGATATTGCTAAACTTTCTCAAGGAGCACCAGGGGCTGTGTATTATGGATTAAGATCAGCAGAGCGTTTTGGGGCTGCTCCAATGTTTGGACCTTCTCAACAAGTTCAAAGAGCACAAGGAATCCAAGATATAATTCAACAAGTACAACAGTCTGGTGCTGATCTGTCTACTCCAGAAGGAATGCTTGCTTTATCAAATACATTACAGAGATTTCCTCAGTTTAATGGAATTGCTGCGTCTGTTCGGCTGGAGGCAGCAGATCTGGCTCAAAAGCAATCTAAATCATCTTACGAAATTGCAAAGATTGGTTCTGAGATTACAAGAAATATTGCTCAAGCAAATAGAGAAAAAGCACCAGTTCCGTTAGATGTTGCTCGCCAAATAGTTTTAGAATTTGCTGGAAAAACAAATTTAACACCAGAGCAGCAACAAGTATTGACAAATGCTAGAGAGGTATTAAAATTAGCAAGTCCTGGAACAAACGTAAAAGTTGAAATGAAAGGACAAGAAAATGTTTTAGATATTGACAAAGAAGATGCAAAAGCATATAGAGCATCTAGAGAGTCTTCTGCAAAAGCATTACCAATATTAAATAATATGCAAAAAATAGTAAATCAAGGAATAATTCAAGGAACTTTAGCAGATGCTCGTGTTGGTTTCTTAAAAGCACTTGATACTTTTGGATTAAGTACGACAGAAGCTCGTAAAGTTGTAGGAAATAACGAAGAATTTAATATTCAGGTTCGTAATCTTTTACAAAGTATTATTAAACAGTTTGGGTATAATCCATCTAATGCGGATGTTAGATTTGCACTAGAATCTTTACCAACTGCATCAAATTCTCCTGAAGGATTAAGAACAATTCTGAATTCTTTAATAAAAGCAAATAAAGATCAACTTAATGAGTCTACAAGGGCCTTGGATTATTACCGTAAAAACAAAGGTAGTTTTGAAGGGTTCCAACCAAATTTAGAAGTAGTAAGCCCAGGCGGAGGTATGCGAACAGTATCACAAATGACTGATGACGAACTACGAGCTGAAATTACTCGTCTTCGCTCACAAAATAAATAAGGAAAGATATGGCGACTTTAGAGGAACTTGAAGCAGAACTTCAACGTAGACAGTCTTCAGGAGCTGCTGGACAAAATTTTAGTTGGTCTAGGGCCGCAGAAGCCTTCACGGCTGGTGCTAAAAGAGGTGGATATGCGGTAACATCGTTGCCAGCACTTCCTGTAGAAGTAGGCGCCGCTGTTGCAGGAAAGCCATCTGTTATTGAAGCAGGTGCTAAAGCATTAAATATACCGCAAGAGTCTGATTTCCCTGGATATGAGCGTTATTTTAGGGCCGGGGAAGGGGCTGGTCCAGGCGCTGCTTTTGGGGCCGCTGGAGGTGCTCCTTTAGGTCCGTTAGGAATTGGTGTTGGTTCTATTGTTGGAGCCGTTGGTGGGATTCTTTCTAACGTAGCTGCAAAAGAAGCGTTTCCAACATCACCTGCTGCTCAAATGGCAGTGTCTTTGTTTGCTCCTACCGGAGTAGCTACAGTTCGTGGTAGAGCAGGCGCTCCTCCAACTAGATTAGAAGGTCCTGTTACTCAGCCGGAAACAGGTGTTATGGAGACGGCAGGACAACGCACAGGCGCTCCATCAACATTAATGCAAGAAGAGAGAATTCGTAGATCAGTACAAGGTGCTCCTATAGCCTCTGCTTTTGATGCCGCACAAGCAGCGTCAGTAGATGATTTTTTTAAAAACATACAAAAGTTTGGCGATAATCCAAATCTTAATACAGAACAAATTACACAAGGTATTTATAAAGCATACGCTGATTTTGGAGCAAAACTTCAAAATAAGTTTAAAGCAACTAACGCTGCTAACTTTCAAAATGCCAAAAAAACAGCAGGAAATGCTGAAATTATTCCAACAACTAATGTTCAACAAACAATTGATAGACTTATAGCGCAATATGACAATCCAGAAGTTCCTGGAATGCAAGCTATCAGAAATTCTTTAGTTAAAATAAGACAAGAACTTACAACAAGAGAAACAACTGGTGGTTTAATTGTGTCTGAAAAAGGAGTTCCATTTCTAGAACCAACTGCAACAGTTACTCCAAATAATATAACAGTAGATAGACTTCAGCAAAATTTATCTGCGTGGGGAGATGCAGCATATAAAGGAACTTATTCTTCTCCAGGTAAAAATGTAAATGAATTTGCAGATGCTACTCCTGGGGTTGTAAAAGGCATTGCACGGCAAGTTCTTGGTGCTTTTAAATCAGATCTTGATGCTGCTGCAGACTCAGGAGTAAAAGGCGCTGCTGAATTAAAAAAGGCTAGAGATGCTTTTAGACAGAATCTTCAATCTTTAGAGGATTATGCTTCTAAACCTCTAGTTAAATATTTTGATCAGCCAAGTGCTAGTGCATTAGTTCCAGAAGATGTTATTAATAAATTTACAACTTTGCCGCCTTCTCAAAAAGCAGATGCCGCTGCTGTGTTAAAGAACACACGACCTGATATATGGGAATCTCTTCGTTATCAAGGTTTAAACACGATATTAGAACCTGCTCGTATTGGAGAAGCTGCCCAAGCTGGAACGCCTAAGTTTGATATTGGAACTGCCTTAAAACAACTTGGTAATTTAAAAGATCCAGACATTCAGTGGTTATTTCCAACAAAAGAAGAAAAAAACCTATTTAGAACTGGTTTACAACAAATTCAACGTATTCAACGTAGGTCTAATTTTATGGACATGGACCCACAACAGTTTAATCAAGCTGCTAGAACTGCTGCAGAAGCTGCTGGTGCTTTTGGAGGTGCTGTTAGGAAATACGGTGTGCAAACAATAACTGATGCTTATAGACTTATGGTTGGAATGGCCGATGAGCAAAAGATGGCATATATGATGTTTAATCCTAATGGTAGGTTAATGGTTAGGGAATTGTCTAAACCTAATCCAAAGTTAGATAGAATACCTCAAGAAGCAATAAATACTTTAGTGTCTGGTACACTAGCGCCTGCTGTAACTGCTAGACCATCGATGCCAACATCTACACAACAACCTCAAACAGAACAATCTGTTTTTTCGATAGAAGAACTAGAAGCAGAACTTCGTAGAAGAGAACAGCAAGGACAATAAATGTCTGATCCAGCAGCCACCGCAAGAGCTGCGCTAGGGGGTATCAAAGAAGCCGTTGCTGTAGGCCGAGAAATAAAGGAAACAGCAAAAGAAGTAAATGCTTTCTTGGACGAGGAAGCAAAGGC